GCGTGACGCAGCAGGCGCACCACGTAGATGGCGATGTCCGAGGCTTCTCGGAACCCCCGGTACTCGGACCACACCGACACCTGGAACCACACCCGCTCGACGGCCATCGTCAGGTCGTCCCGGGCGGCGGTCCACATCGAGGTGAAGGTGAGATAGGGGCGGGCAGCGTCCTCGGGGACGTAGTCGTAGAGCGGGGCGCGGGCCATCAGCGTCTCGTCGGAGCGGAGCCGGTCGACGACGGCCTCCTGCACCTCGAAGAACACGGCGCTACTTCTCGCTTACCTTCTCGACGGCGGAGCGGAACGCGTCGGCCATCCGCTGCGCCAGCTCCCGCTCGGCCTGGACGGCGGCGGGCCGCATGAACGGCTGTGCCCCCATACGGGACGTGCCGTACTCGATGTGGCCGGCGTAGGGGGCGGCGTCCGCCCCGCCGGCCAGGACGACGACCCGGGACGGCGAGTCCTTCTCCACCCGGATCGAGTCGCGGAGTGTGCCCTCGTCCACCGGGACGGCGGAGCGGGCCGCTGCCGCGGCCCGGTTCGCCATCTGCTCCAACTCCGCCTCGATCGCCTTCGGCGTGTCGGCGCCGATCTGCTTCAGCGCCCGTTTCAGCGGGGTGACGTCGATCGTGACCCGCGACGCCACGTCAGAAGCCCGCCTGCGTGGCGGCGCACATGGCGCGCAGATAGGCGGGCTCGGACGGCTCCACGACCGCCGTCACGAACAGGACGACACCCTCGGCGGTGACGATCTGGTCGCCGCGCCACACGTCGGCGCCGGGGGCAAAGTACACGCGGTGCGTGAGCCGGCGGTCCTCGGCCAGGGCGACGCGCATCTCGTCGTCGGTCGGCTGGCTGATCCGGGCCGGGAGCACGCCGACGATGACCCACTCCGACGTCTGCCCGCCTATCCCGTCGTCGGTCGCCGCTTCGCGCCGCTCCACCGACACCGTGGTGTTGAGGAGGTGGGTGGCGGTGATCATGTGCGGCCCCCGGCGAGCCAGGGCAGCCAGTCGCCGCCGTTCGACGTCGGCACGTACACGGTCGTGGTCGGCACGTCGTACCCGGACGTGAGTTGCACCGAGCCGAGTTCGACGCCGAACCCGGCGGCCATGCGGATCAGGCGCCGCTCGTCGGGGGTGAGGAACACCCCTGTCTCGACGCTGCCGAAGGTCATCGACAGGTCGCCCAAGGTCTGCTGGCGGACACCTTCGGGGTTGTGCCACGCCCTCGTCGCCATCGTCAGGCAGATCGTGGTGATGATGGGCGGCGGGTCCTCCCAGTCGCTGCGGGCGACGGCGCGGATCATCGCCGACGCGTCCGACAACAAGGCCGTCGCCCGGTCCCGTTCCGCCCCGGCCAGGGTGTGACCGAGGCGGATCTCCAGGTCGCGGATCGACGCGAACGCAACCCCCGCCATCAGCCCGACGGCTCCACGAACTCGGTGCAAGCGCACGACGCGCAGTTCGGGTCGTGCGCCGAGCGGGGATGCCCGCACTCCGCCGGGCTGGTCCGGGCGCACGATGTCGCCGGGTCGACTCCGGCTGGCCCGGTGCTGCCACCGCCGGGCCAGCCGGAGTCGGTCCACCGGCCCTCCGCCCACCGCCCGGGCGGTTCGGGCACCATTGCCCAGTCCGCCCGGGCGCCCGACGGGACCGTCATCAGTCGCCGATCCCGGTGATCTTCACGACCCGCACGTTCTCGTCCTCGTGGTCTTCGCCGAGCTGGGCGCCGTCGTTCACCGACGAGCACCCGAGGAACGACGACAGGACGCTGCGGTCCCGCAGGTAGAGGGTGTCGTAGTCGCGGATCCACCGCACCGCGTACCCGGCGTAGGTTTGCGACGCCCCGAACGGCGCCCCTTCGGGGACGACGGGGGCCATGTTCGCCAACGCGAACCCGGACCGGTGGATGGCGTACGCGGTGTTCGGGTCGATGAACTGGGAGACGTAGGTGTCCATGCCGGCGACCCGGCCGATCTGCGCGTCGCGCAGCGCAGCGGGGGATCCGGACGTGTCGACCCGGACCAGGAGTGGGGAGCCGAGGAACGCCGTCTCGACGTCCGCGCCCAACAGCAGCGCTCTGCCGTCCAACGGGACGCCGGCCTTGTTCAGTTCGGCCCGGGCCTTGGCGGCGGCGAGGAACGGGTCCGACTCGTTCACCGTCCAGGCGTGCGGGGCGTCCTCGATCGTCGTGGCGACGGTCTGCTCCATCGCCCGGACCATCGCCCTCGACTGCGGCCCGAGGACCTGCTCGCCGAAGTTGACGATGTCCAAGGTGAGCTGCTCATCGGTGAGCGCCACCGCCGTGTACGGCATCTTGTCCAACTTGACGTCGACGCCGACCTCGGTCAGCTCGTCGATTTCGATCGGCTGCGCCCGGTCGTTGCGGAACTCGTACTCTCTCGCCTCCAGGTAGGCGGGGACGCGCATCGTCACCGTGTCCCCACGGGCACCGCGGAACGCCTCCCCGGCGAGTCGGGTGACGAACTGGGGGAGCACCACCTCCCGCTCCAGAATGCCGATAGCGGCGGCGGCGATCACTTCAGGCTTCAGGAACTCGTTGGCCACAGGGGGCTCCTTCTAACTCGGTGGGTTAGAAGCTGCGCCGGGATATCGCGGCGGCGAGTTTCGCCGGGTCGGTTTCTGTCGGCCCGGCGTCGGGCACCGCGCCGGGGCGCAACCTCGGTTCGGGTCGCCTGTCGGCGGGCGGGAGCCCTGCGGTCCCGTTGGTTGGCGGTTCGGCCTGGAACGCCGACAGCAGTTCGTCGGCGTCCGCCTCCAACTCTTCTTCGGTGGAGCCCTGCAACCGTTTCGCCTGGGCGGCGGTCAGTCCTTTGCGGGCGGCGACCTCGGCGCGCATGGCGCGCAGCTCGGCGGCCTCGGCCCGCTCCTGCCAGCTCCTCGCCGACTCGGCGGCGCGCTGCAATTCGGACTTGTTGGCGTCCTCCAGCTCGGCGAGGCGTTTCTCGGCCGCCGCCCCGGCCTTCGCCCGTGCTTCGTGCTTGCGGGCCAGCGCCTTCCATTTCGCCACCTCATCCCCGTCGGGTGCGGTGGGCTCGGGGTCGGGCTGCGGTTCGGGTTCGTCCGGCGGATTCTCCGGCGGTGTGTCGCTCATGGGCACGCTCCCTGTCGGGGTCGTCTAGTTCAACCGGCGCCCATGTCGGAACCGCCCGGAAATCGGGTTCCGCCGTCAACCCCCTGTCGGCGTTGACATGCGAACAACCCGCATGCTAAAGCAAACCGCCCCGACGTGGGGTTATGCGTCCTCGGTGTGCCGTTCCGAGCGACCTTCCATGATCCGGCGGAACTCGACGGCGTCACCACCCGATTCGAGCCAACGGGCGCGGTATTCGTAAGCCTGGCCCGGCCACGGCTGCGACCGCGAATAGGAAGGCTCCGGTTCACACGCGCAGTTCGGGTGCCACTCCCCGCCGGGTAAAGCCGTCTCCTCGCTCTTGTAAACCGGACCCCTCGACGCCAACATCGCACAGAACGCGCACGGCTCCGGGCCGGTCGCCACCGCCCACCCCAACGCCTGCGGGTCCGCCTTGGTGTTCTCCACCACGGTTTGCCTTCCGCCGTCGAGCACCTGGCGGCCGACCGCGCCAGCCAAGCTCACGAACGTCTGGCGGTACACGTCGGGGCGGCCGTGGTAGGCGAGCACCCCGGCGGTTCTCGGCCCCGCCAGCTCCAGCCAGCCGGCGATCGTCTCCGCCGAGGGGACGGGGGCCAAGCGGGTGCCGAACGTCCCGCCGACGCCGAGCGCCGACCGCAGCGCCCCGTAGTACGCGGCCCCGGCTCCCGCCGAGCGCATGAACCCCTGCCCGGCGGCGGCCACGATCGCCGGTTCCACCCGCGGCCATGACCCGGCGATGTCGTCGGGGTCGAACCCGGCGTAGGCGGCGAGCGTCTGACGCAAAGCCGCGGAACGCACCACCAGTTGGGCTCGGCGGAACGTGGCGGTGAGCGGCTGCACCCTATTCGGCGGGCGGCAGCGCCCCGGCCTGGGCGCCCATCTGCCGATCCAGCATGGCCGTCAACTGGGCGAGGCTGTCGTCCTCCGCGGCCGCCTGCTGCCAGCGGGCCACGTCCTGCTGCGTCACCCCGGGGATCCGCTCCCACAGGGCCTGGGGTGGGACGCCGAGCATCTGCGACAGCTTGCCCAGTGCGTCGATCGTCTGCGACATGGACCGCGCCTCGGTGTCCCGCCAGCGGACCTGGGCGCCGTCGGACGACCCGAGCCCGCCGGCCCTCGACGCCAGGGTGAGCGTCTGCTCCCAGGATTCGCCGAACAGGTTCTGCCGTTCGATGATCTTGCGCCGCTGCCCCACCTCGGCGGCGACGAGCGCTTCGGCCGAGAGGTTCGCCATGCGGCCCATCAGCTCGTGGCCCGGTGTTTGGGAAATCACTCCCAGTTGAGAAATGGTGGATTCACGGCTGTCCAAATACCCTTTCAAATCGACCTGGCCGAATTCCCCGACCCGGACCTCGGCGTCCTCGAAAGTCCACAAACGACTGGCGGTTGCTTTCGCCCGGGCGCCTTCGTCGTCGGCGATCCACCCCATGATGTAACGCTGGCGGAAGGACTGGAAATGCTGGGCGACGAGCATGTCGAACGTGGTCACGTCGATCTGGTCCTGCAATCCCATGAGCGCTTCGATCTCGCCGCCGGTGAACATCAGCCGGTTGGTGTGGCGCACCGAGGCGGGCGGGGGCGGCTCGTTCAGCCGGTCGGTGTTGCGGAACCGGACGACCGGGCACACCCCGAGGTCGTGGGAGTCCCAGGCGACCGGTTCCAGGTCGCCGGCCACCCCGCCGCCGTCGACGAGGGTGACCATCGAGTCCTCGTCGTAGAGCCGGTATTCCTTCGCCGCCCACGGCGACTGCACCACCTCGAGGGCGTAGCGCGGCCAGTCGTGCGAATCCTCGTCGTACATGGCGACCAGACTGCGGGGCGACACACCACGGATCGACGGCCACTGCTCACCGTCACCCGGGGGCAGGACGATCACATACGCAGTCCCATACGCCAGCGCGGCCCGATGCACACCCGTCT